GATGATGGGCGCTTTCAAGAAACCACGCAGGCAACAGTTGTCTTGCGTGCAAGGTCAGCTCCCGCCGCCATTGTTTGCTGTCGTCAGAGTGTCATGGTTCAAAAATGGCAAAGTGTATGCCGTAGAAGAAATGAATATTGAAGATGCTGGTGAGGATACCGGCGAAGCACTGCTAGGGCTATTCAAGGAAGCCCTGAAACAAGGCGCTGATGTTTACTCAATCACGACTTGCCACCCTGCTGACATTGGGATAGATCCGTGAGCACACCAGCTAGCCTTTACCGCAATGCCATCGACCTGAATCGCTACAGCAACAGCGTCGCCAAGCAGATCGTCGTTTCATACAACGACATCATCGTTGATAGCGTCAATCAGCTACGCACTATTGATGATCTAGCAGCTCCGGTTAAAGCAGCAAGGCTGCGTGCAATCCTGGCGCAACTGAAAGAATCGCTCGGCACATGGTCCAATACCAGCATTAATGCAGTAACAGGTGAGCTGCAAGGTCTAGCCCTGTTGCAATCTGAGTTTGTCGAGGACCAGCTACGCCGTGCTTTGCCTGCTGGTGCTCGCAGCGCAGTTAATACCGTAGAAATCAGCCCGCAGTTTGCACAATCAGTCGTCACGACCGATCCAACGCAGATCAACGTCGTAACGCTGAGCGATGACTTATTCGCCGCTATAGAAGGCGCACCGCAAACCTTCAGCCTGACTGCTGCTAAAGGCGCAACAATCACGCTGCCAAATGGACAGGTTGTACAGAAGGCATTCCGTGGCATCGCAGCAGATCAAGCTGAGCGGTTCTCACAGGTTGTACGGAACGGCTTGCTAACAGGCGAACCTACGCCTGCCATTGCCAAGCGCCTGATCGGCAACCTACAGCTAGGTGATACTGCCAGCGTCCGCCAGCTAGCGCAGAAAGGCGGTGAGCTAACGCAGGCAACAGATAATCAGGTGTTGACGCTAGTCCGCACCAGCGTCAATCAAGTAGCCAATGCCGCTAGTCAACAGGTTTATGAGGCTAACCAGGACATCACTCAAAAGTATCGGTATGTGGCAACACTGGACGCCCGCACCAGCAGCATTTGTCGTGCATTGGATGGCAGAGAGTTTGAATACGGCAAAGGTCCTACACCGCCGCAGCACTTCAACTGTCGATCAACCACAGTGCCGGTCATCGACTACGAGGCATTAGGCTTCGATCCACCGCCGCCTGGTAAGCGTGCCAGCATGGATGGTCCAGTGCCTGCTGACATGTCATACGGTCAGTGGCTAGCCAAGCAAGATGCAGCAACAAAGACTGAAGTGCTAGGCAAGGAAAAGGTGCCGTACTTCAACATGCTTGTTGAAAAGTATGGCGGCAAAGATGCCATCGCCAAACTCGTCCGCGATGATGGCAGCGAACTAACCTTGGAACAACTTAGGAGACGTTATGGAGCTGCCGGGTCTTAGGCACTTCAGGAATGAAGGCATCTTCCACATCAAAAGCGATGTAGTAGAAGCACTCCATGGCGAGGCATGGATTCCTGCTGTTTATACCGACAAGGGCTGGGCAACAGCAGACGGCTCTACACTGCTCACAGGTATTGAAGCCTGGCGCAATGGCGAAGAAACCGACCAAAGCCGAGAAGAAAATCGGCAAAGTAATGAGGGAGTACAAAGCCGGGACGCTGAAGAGCGGCAAACCGGGACCAGGAAAAGGACCAGTCGTAAAAAGCCGCAAGCAGGCGATAGCAATCGCGCTGAGTGAGGCTGGCAAATCCAAGAAGCAAACCAAAGGCAAGAAGTAATGGCAATCGGCATCGGCTCACGCGTTAGCTGGGTTTATCAAGGCGTCCGCACCTTTGGCAGGGTGACTGGCATGGCAGGCAAGCGTGCCACCATCACCACGCAAAGCGGCGGTCAAGTTGTCAGGCTTGCTCAGCCTGGTGATCCTGTGCTCGAACTGAAATCAGAATCGACAGGCGGCAAAGTCCTAAAGCTACGTTCTGAACTGCGCGAGGCTCCGCTGAAGAAATGATCACCTACCGTGGCGAGCAGTTTGACGGCTACAACAAGCCGAAGCGAACGCCAAAGCATCCGACGAAATCACACGCGGTGCTCGCCAAGGAAGGTGACAAGGTAAAGCTGATCCGTTTCGGTCAGCAGGGTGTAAGCGGCAGCCCAGCCAAGCCAAACGAGTCCAAAGCAGCAGAAGCACGGCGGGCATCCTTCAAAGCTCGCCACGCCAAGAACATCGCTAAAGGCAAGATGTCTGCCGCATTTTGGGCAGATAAAACCAAGTGGTGATAACCTGCGAGGTGCAATTTAACCCTGCGGGTTATCCATGTCCGATGAAAACCAAACCCAAGAGCCTGCGGCTACTGGGGTTGATGCTGAAGCGTTGCAGCGCAGCGTAGAAGCTCTTGAGCGTAAAAACCAAGAACTGATCGCTGAACTGCGTCAAGCCAAATCCAAAGCACCAAAGCTGCCGGATGGGGTGAACGTTGATGAGCTGCTCGAATTCAAACGCAACTACGAACAGCAACAGCTCGAATCACAAGGAAAATACCAAGAGGCACGACAAGCTCTGGAGCAGCAGTTCCGCGAGGCGACGGCGGAGAAGGACAAGCGCATCTCAGAACTTGAAGCCCGTGTCCGTGAACTTGAACTGCTAACGCCTGCTGTCAGCGCCTTGGCTGACATCGTGCATGATCCTGACTTGGTGATGAAAACCAAGCTGTCACCAGACAAGATCGAGCGCGAAGCTGATGGCACCGTTGTCGTGGTAGACGGCTACCAGCGCACACCTGTTAGCGAATGGGCAAAGCAAACCCTGCCAGCTTGGATGCAAAAGCAACCCAAGCCACAGGGCAGCGGCGCACCCGTTGGTCGCAGCACTGGCGACATCCCGGCAGGCATCAAAAACCCGTTCGCACCTGAATCTTTCAACCTCACCGAGCAGTCACGACTGTTCCGTACAGATCGTGATTTGTACGAGAAATTGAAAGTAGCAGCCGGACGTTAGTATTTATGTGTCTGCTCGTGATGGCTGCGCCACGCTGAGCCAAGGGCTGCGCCCAAACCGTAAACCAATCTTGGAGACTTGTCATGGCGACCCTTCGCTCTGACATCATCATCCCCGAGGTATTTACGCCTTACGTCATTGAGCAAACCACTCAGCGTGATGCCTTCCTGGCTAGCGGTGTAGTGCAGCCCATGGCGGAGCTGAATGCCACCGAGGGCGGTGATTTCATCAACGTTCCCTTCTGGAAAGCAAACCTTTCCGGTGATTTCGAGGTGCTGACCGATAGCTCCTCCCTGACCCCCGGCAAAATCACTGCTGACAAACAAGTCGGTGTGATCCTGCACCGTGGTCGCGCCTTTGAGGCTCGTGACCTTGCAGCCCTCGCTGCTGGTTCCGACCCCATGGCTGCCATCGGCGCCAAAATCGCTGATTACGTTGCTAACCAGCGTCAAAAGGATCTGCTGTCCTGTCTTACCGGTGTGTTCGGCAGCCTGAATGCCAACACCAGCAGTTCGGCTTTCTTCGATCTCTGCATCGACTCCGAGTCTGGTGATACCCCCACCGCTCTGAGCCCCCGTCACGTTGCTGAAGCCCGCGCCATCCTTGGCGATCAGGGCGACAAGCTGACTGCGGTTGCTATGCACTCCAAGGTCTACTACGACCTGGTTGAGCGCAAGGCGATTGATTACGTCAGCACTGCTGAAGCTCGTGGCACTTCGACCACCCAATCCGGTGGTTCGCTGGTTGCTGCTTACGGCGGCGACGTGACTGTGCCGACCTACATGGGTCTGCGTGTGATCGTGTCCGACGATGTGCCTACTACCGGTTCCGGTGGTACCACTGAGTATGGAACTTTCTTCTTCACCGCAGGGGCAGTTGCATCGGGCGAACAGCTCGCAATGCAAACAGAAACCGACCGTGACATCCTCGCCAAGAGCGATGCCATGTCGATTGACCTTCACTACTGCTACCACCCTGTTGGTGCTAAGTGGGGCGTGACCACTGTTAACCCGACTCGTGCTCAGCTCGAAACGGTTGGCAACTGGTCCAAGGTGTACGAGCTGAAGAACATCGGCATCGTGCGCGCAACCAACGTCTCGAATATGGATTGAGGTAATTAACCATGGCATCCGTATTTGAAACTGTCGCCGGTAAGGCGATTGGTTACACCACCGGTCTTGGTGGCGCGGTTACCCAAGCCACCAGCAAGTCCACTGGCGTCACGCTGAATAAGCCCTGTGGCGCTATCACCATGCACAACGCCTCGCTGGCTGGCGACGCTGAGGTCTCCTTCACGGTGACCAACAGCGAAGTCGCTGCTACCGATGTGGTGCTGGTGTCGGTGAAGTCTGGTGCTACCACTGGTAAGTACATGCCCTTCGTGACCGCAACTGCCGCTGGCAGCTTTGAGATCACTGTCTCCAACGTCGGTTCTACCGCCGGTGAAGCTGTGGTGCTCAACTTTGCTGTGATTAAGGCTGCTGCTGCCTGATGGGACTGTTCGCCTTCCGGCGACGCCAGGAACGTGAGGCTGCTTCTAAAAAGGCAGCCTCTTTTCCTATTGCGGAGCCCACTCCTAAACTTGAAATGACGGAGCCACCCAACGATGGCAGTAGTAATCAACGCAACCGTAGGGTCGGCAAGCGCAAACAGTTACCTGACGCTGGCTGATGCACAAGCCATCATTGATGGTTTTGTGCAAGATCCAGACGTTCAGCACTGGAACAGTGGCAACACTGATAGCCGTAACCGCGCTTTGTTTACGGCAACTCAACGACTAGATCGTGAACGATTTTTAGGTGCTCGTGCCACAGATACGCAAGCATTGCAGTGGCCGCGTACTGGTGTGCGGAAGCCTGACACCTACATCAATACCTATGCCGTAGGTTTCCCATTTCGCATCACGACGGACTATTACACCGACACCGAAATCCCGCAGCAAATCAAATACGCGCAGGCACTGCTTGCTGTGTACCTACACAACAACACCAGCGGATTAGGGCTGAGCGGACTGGAAGATTACAAAAACGTCAAAATCGGCAGCCTTGACGTAACACCTAACCTTGGCTTTGGAGCCGTAGGCGCTGATCGTGTGCCGCCGTTGTACTTGACTGGGCTTAGAATTAGTGGACCAGGCAACTTTGCTATTCGCCGGAGCTGACCAATGGGCTACATGTACCCCGGTGCTGAATTTATCGACGACACCGCAGCACATACAGGACGCTTCGGCAAGATCGTTGCCCTCGAAGATTCTGTGATCGCCAGCCTGACCGCTCAGGACTGGACAGGTAACACCCTTAGCGCAATCCCCTTTAAGGCAAGCACTGAAATTGAGGGCGTGTTTACCAGTATCACGCTGACCAGCGGCACTGTGGTCGCCTATCGCCTGTGACGCTTGCTAACTCGCTACGGTCAGTTGCCAGCAAGCTGATGGGCAAGTTTGGCGGTGACGTGACGATTCGCAGTGTCACGACTGGTGCTTACAATACAACAACAGGCACCGTCACAGAAACCACCAGTGACGTTGGTATTAAGGGCATCCTTGAAGATGTCAACCTGCGCGAGGTCAACGATCTAATCCAAGCAACAGATAAACGCTTAATCGTTGCAGCATTTGATCTAAATGGTACGGTGCCAAAAACCTCAGATGAGGTGATCATTAGTAGCACCACCTATCAAATCATCACGATTCAAACGATTGAGCAGGACAACACACCGATCACTTACGAGCTGATTTTGAGGGCATAATGGCACGCACGATCAGGATCGGTGATATTGGCAACTACGCTGAGCAGCAGTTTGAAAAGCTATTGCGTGTTGCAGTATTTGAAACTGATGATCGCCTAAAAGCTGCCAGCCCTGTTGATACTGGTCGCTTTCGCGCTAGCTGGCAGGTTGGAGAAAACAGTGCTGGTGGTGGCGAGAAGCCAGAAGGTAGTTATAGTAATATTCCAGCTATTGATCGGATTGGCTATCAGCGAGAAAAACTAGGTAATGTTTACAGCGTGCATAACAACTTGCCGTATGCCGAACGACTAGCACAAGGCTCGTCAAAACAAGCGCCTGCAGGTTGGGTGCAAGGTATTGCTAAAGACATCCAAGGCTTTGTGCGCGTCAATGCTGACCGCATTGGAAAAGAATCATGAGC